CGTGACCCGCACAGGTACCCGGATGAGGAGTCACCGTGGTCGTACCTGTCCATGCCAGCGGTACTAGAGTTCAAGGATGACCCGAAGGACTGGGTGACCCTGTGGCCTAGGAGCAATCAGCCGGAACCTGGGTCGAAGGTGGAAACTCAGACCGCTGACGAGAATGGCCTGTACCCGAAATGGGACGGGCCTAGGCTTGCCCAGAAGCGGCGTAGGGTTTCGCCTCGTGCGTGGGCTATGGTGTACCAGCAGCAGCAAGTCGCTGATGATGCCGTGTTCTCCGCCGAAGCGATCAAGGCTTCCATTAACGGTAACCGCATGGCTGGCCCAATACCGAAAGGTATGGTGAACAACCGACCGCAAGGTATGGACGGGTTAATTATTATCGCCGGTCTTGACCCCGCCACCTCCGGGCACACCGCCGCCGTCGTGATAGGTCTTGATATCAAAAGCCAGAAACGGTACGTGCTGGATGTGTTCAACAAGCCCGGTATCACACCTGAGGCTATGCGGAACCTGATTAAGGAATGGACAGAGAAGTACAAGATCAGCGAGTGGCGTATCGAACGGAACGGCTTCCAAGGTTTCCTCGTCCATGACCGGGAACTGAACGAATACTGCTCCAGCCGGGGTAGTGTGATTAAGCCGCATTTCACTGGTCAGAACAAGCATGACACTGATTTCGGTGTCGCATCCATGACGGTGCTGTGGAACGGCTGGCAAGACGGATACCACCTGATTGAACTGCCCTCCACCCACGGTCAGGAATCATGCAAGCAACTGATTGAACAGTTGGTGACGTGGCACCCGGACGCACCGAAGAACCAGAAGACAGACATCGTGATGGCGCTCTGGTTCGCAGAGTTGTCATGCCGGGACCGCATCACTCTCGCATCAAACTACACACGCTCGCATGTACGGAACAGTTTCCTGACACCGTGGGATAAGAAGCAGCAAACAACAGTGAGCCTCCTAGAAGCAGAAGCATCAGGGGCTTGGACCCCTATCGGGGCGTAGGAGGATTCTTTTGAGCATGCCATTCACGGAAGCGAACTACCGGGACGAACCTGGCAACAACTCCACGTTGCGTCAGATCAAGTCACAGTATGATCGCATGAAGTCCCGCTGGGCTGAACGTGACAAGCGAATGCAAGATGTGCTCGCTGTCCGGCAAGGCCGCATGCGTGACGTGTACCCAGAGTTATTCCCCGAAGGCCCGTTTGATAGGGGCATCGTAGCGAACATGGTGGATGTGGCTGCCCGTGACCTGTCGGAGGTTATGGCACCGCTCCCGGCGTTCAACTGCGCGTCCGCGAAAATGGTGTCCGACAGTGCCCGTGAGTTCGCTGAGAAGCGCACCCGCATCGTCAACGGATACCTGGACTTCTCCGATGTGCAGCGTCAAATGTACACCGCCACGGACCGTTACTTCACCTACGGGTTCGTTCCCGCGATGGTGGAGATTGACGTGAAGAACATGATGCCCCGCATCACGTTCATGGACTCCATCGGCGCGTACCCGGTGTTCAACCGTTGGCATCAGATCGAAGCAGGCTTCTTCTCCTTCTTCAAGACCCGTGACGAACTGCTCGCCATGTACCCGCAGGCGGAAGGCTCCATCAAGGAGTCGTCTACGGGTAACGAGTTAATTGAGGTTGTCCGCTACCACGACTCTAAAGTGGATATGCTGTTCTTGCCGACCCGTAACGCTGTCGTGTTGGAGTCGGTGAAAAACCCTGTCGGTGAGTGTTTGATTGAATGGACTCAACGTCCCGGCGTGGATGAGGACTCGCACGGTCAGTTCGATGATGTTCTGGCTGTACAGGTGGCTAAGGCACGCTTCGCGTTGCTGAGTCTGGAGGCGGCGCAAAAGTCCGTGCAGGCTCCCATCGTCCTCCCCCCCGACGCGCAGGAACTCGCCCTAGGTCCGGATAGTGTTATCCGTACCGCTAACGGTGAGAAGGTGCGTCGTGTACCGATTGAGGTGCCTCAGGCTGCGTTCGCGCAGCAAGGCGTCCTAGATCAAGAGTTGCGTCAGGGTTCCCGCTACCCGGATGCACGGACGGGTAACGTTGAGGGCAGCATCGTGACTGGTCGCGGTGTGCAGGCTCTCATGTCTGGTTTCGATACGCAGATTCGCACGGGTCAGGCGATGTTCGCTAAGACGTTCCAGAATCTTGTGCGTAAATCTCTCATGGTTGATGAGATGCTGTTCGGGTCGGAGAACAAGACGATCCGTGGTAACAGCGACGGAACACCTTATGAGATCAAGTACCGCCCTGAGAAGGACATTAAGGGCGATTACACAGTGGATGTTCAGTACGGTCTGATGGCTGGACTGGACCCGAACCGGGCACTGGTGTTCGGTTTGCAGGCTCGCGGTGATCGTTTGATCTCCCGCGATTTCCTTAGGCGGCAGATGCCGTTCGCGTTGAACGCTTCAGAGGAAGAGCAGCGTGTCGATATTGAAGAGATGCGGGACGCGCTGAAGCAAGCGGTTGCAGGGTACGCCCAGGCTATTCCAGTTTTGGCTCAGGCAGGGCAGGACCCCGGCGATATTCTCGCTCGCTTGTCGCAGATAATCCTTGGGCGTCAAAAGGGCCGAGCCATTGAGGAAGTGGTGTCGGAGGCGTTTATGCCTGAGGAGATGCCCACACCACCGGGGGTTGAACCCACAGGTGAGGAAGCCGCAGGGATGGTCGGTGCCCCTGGTGAGGTTCCCCCTGGTGGTGGCGGGGAGAATCTAGAGGGTTTGTCTTCTAGTGGTTTGATGCGTGGTGTTGCCGCTGGGCAGGCTGGTATGGCTGCTGGTGGTCGCCCTGATTTGCAAATGTTGATGGCATCGTTGGGCCGTGGCGGTGAGGCTAACTTGTCCGCTGGTGTTAGCCGTCGCCTACCTATCTAAGGAATTATCATGTGTGTTTCGTGTGGCTGCTGGATGGACCCTTCTCAGAAGATGGGTGGGGACGGTAATCATCCTGAGGATTCAACGAAGATGCCTAACGTGAATACTGAGGTGTCTCCGTTGGCGAAGCCGTCTAAGGGCTGATTGTGGCTGCGAAGAAGGCGTTTTGGGATAAGCCTAATCCGAAGAAAAAGTCTACGCCTTTGACTCCAGCGCAGAAGTCTGCTGCTAAGGCTCGTGCGAAGAAGGCTGGTCGGGTTTACCCGAACTTGATTGATAATGCCGCTGTTCGTAGGAAGAAGAAGTGATGCCTGCTAAGAAGTCCGCTAAGGCTAAGAAGGTTGCCACGGTTATGCGTGAGTATAAGAAGGGCGAACTTCGTTCAGGTTCCAAGAAGGGTCCGAAGGTTAAGTCCCGTAAGCAGGCCGTCGCTATCGCTATGAGCGAGGCTGGCATGAGTCGAAAGAAGAAAAAGTAATGCCAATGAAGTCAACCAAAAAGACACCATCGGCGCGGGAAATGGCTGGCAAGAACCGCCATTACGCACAAAACCGAAAGAAGCCAGCACCGCTTGGTCGCTATGAAGATATGTCTCCGCTTCGCGCAAACAGAGCAACTAAAAAGGCAGTAAAGAAAGCAGCATCCGAAGGCCCTAAGCGCTCAATGCCAAAGAAGAAAAAGTAATGGCTCAAATGATGCGTAAGTCTAACGCTAAATCTAAAATGGTTAAGGCAAAGCAGGCCATTAACAAAGACGACTCTCGCGGTGCGCGTATGCGTAAGGTTAATGCCGAACGGATTAAGGCTGGTAAGCCTAAGCGCACAAGTTCTGGTACCGCAAAAAAGCAAGATGCCAAGGCGGGTCAACTTAACCGGCGAATTAAAAGTCAGCAAGGGAATAAGCCGTACTAATGGCAGCGAAGCCTGACCCTCGTTTAAAGCGTGCCGGTGTTTCTGGTTATAACAAGCCGAAGCGCACACCCAGTCACCCCACCAAGAGCCATGTTGTTGTGGCTAAGGAAGGTGACAAGGTTAAGACGATTCGTTTCGGGCAGCAAGGCGTTACGGGCGATAAGAAACCTACGAAGCGTCAAGCGTCTTTCAAGGCACGTCACGCAGCAAATATCAAAAAGGGAAAGATGTCGGCGGCTTACTGGGCCGACCGCGTTAAATGGTAAAGGGAGAAACAAATGCCGCAGCCTAACAAGGGCACGCACGGTAAGCCGCACACCTCCGCACCGATCAAGGGCGCAGCAGGCAGCAAGGCTGACCACACCGACAAGATCAAGTTCGGTGTACACACCAAGGGTACTAAGGGTAAGGGCAACAAGTAGGTTCAAGGGAAAGGTAAGATGGTGAGAGTTCCAAA